CCGTCTTGCCGTTGTGAACATTCTTGAGAGTCATCTTGACATCACCCTTCAAGATGGGGAAGTCTCTCCCTTTGAAGTCGAGGGACTTCAGTCTGTCAGTTACATTCATTTGTCTTTCCTCCTGTTTGAAGTTGAAATGAAGAAGCGACCCCGAAGAGTCGCTTGTAGTTGGTCGTGTGAATGATTCTGTTCAATTCCTATTTTGGTGAATTGCGTAAAAGGTATTGTAAACTTGTTATCATACCCTTGCAAATTTACCAACAGATTTTGTGTTGATAATTTTCAAAACCTCGAAAACATTTTGAAATATACCTTGAAAATTTTGAAAGTTATTTCAATTTGTTATGCGGTTAGATAACTAATTGAAAATGCACAAGCCCCGTTAGTCTGTGCCGTTGTCGGATATATTCTGATATTACCCGAATTTTGCACTTGTAGAATACCCATTAACGAACCATTTGCGCTATTTACGGCAGGGACAGATAACTGTACTACTTTCGGGGGATATGCAATAGTTGCCAAATTAGTCCAAGCATTAGCACTTCCCGAAAACCTAACCTCTGCTGTAATTGTTACTAACTTATCATTTTTTGATACTGACGAATAAGCAATTGTAACACCTTGTGCCACTTGCAAGGGTATAGCCCCGCTTGTGGCTTTTGTGTTAACCTCATTCACCGCCCCGACCAAAGAAGATTTGTCCGTGGTAGTGAGTTGCGAGAGGGAGCCGATAACAGACTGAACAGTCGTTGCAGTCCATTTTGTGGGGTCAAAGTCGCCCGTAGTGGGCGCGGTGCAAATGTAAAGGGCATTTTCATATATGCACAAATCGCCTTTAACATAAGCCACGGTGGGGTCGTAGGAGTCCGATATATTGCCGTTAGGGTCGCCGCCTACCGCGCCCAAGAGGTAATTGAGTGTGTTTTCAACACTCTTTACACCCGCGCCCGCGGGCAAGTCTATGCCCGCGTAACTCATGTCCTCAACAATTTTTGCCGCAATTTGTGTTAGTGGTGCTTTAAATGTTGTGAGTTCGCCGCCGTTTTCTTGAGTGTAAGGAAACTCGGCCGCGTCTGCAATTGCTAACGCCTCGTTGAGTTCGCTAATTTTAATTGTGTCGGGCATAGTTTAACCCCTCCTTTAATCTGTAATCAACACAAAACCGTCCTCGGTTGTTATGTAGTCGTCCGCCTCCGTGGAGATATACAAACCACCAAACAAGTAAATGCGTGGAGTGTATGCCCCCGTGCCCTCCGTAAAAGATACGGGCAAAGTGTCGGGCGTATAAATCTCCGTTGAGTCGCTTGCCGTGTTGCCGTTGTTTGTGGGTGTGTCCACAATAGGCGTGTCGGTAAACGCACCCACGGACATGCCCGCAATAACAAATGGCGGTAGTTCGTCGCTCGCCTCGATAAAGCCTATGAAAGAGTTCGAGCCTACAAGGCCTTGGCCACTCAAGCACACATGTAAGTCGCCCGTGTCAACGCCAATTGTGCCGCCCTCAACCTCAAAATTGACAGTAAACAAACGCGCTTGCCCCGCTTGCACGTTTTGCAAATAGTATTGCAAGTCAAGTATATGCGTGCCGCTTTCGCCTATTGTTTGCACCGGCACATATGTCTCCTCAATGCCGTCTAAATAATAATGTGCAGTAATTACCGCGGGCGTGTCGGGGTCGTTCAATTCCACGTCAAGTTTGTACTCTTGCCAAATTGTAACGGTGGTTGTTTCCACGGTCGCAAAACGCAAGTTTACAACCGTCTCGGGGTCGTCGCCGTCCTCAATTGAAATTGGTGCAACGTTCGAGTATGTGTAATAAGTTATTCGGTTTTCTTTGTTCTGCCCTTTGAGGCCGTCGAGTGCTTTGTCTGTCTTGCTTTGAGCACTCATTAATGCGGGGTTTTCTCCAAACCCGTTTACGGCAAGTTTATCAATGTCCAACACATATTGCATAATTACGCAATAATTGTTGTTTGCAATGCCGCCCGTAAACTTGAGTGTGTCGCCTAAATCGTACGCGGGGTTTGCAAGCATTGCCGCGCTAAACGGCGTTGCTCTAAACGCGCCAAGAGTGTTTAATATTGCAGTTCTTACCGCGTCGCGTGTGCTTTGCGTGCCGTACTGTAAAAACGGGTTTGCGCCCAAGTTCATAGTTAACCCGTTGTCAGGTGTGAGGTTATAATACTTGGTCGTGTTGTTTTCTATATCAACAACACTTAACCCCGTGTAAAATGTCTCGAAGTCTGAAAACGCCGCGCCCGTAAACCGTTGTGTTGTGTCAATAATGTCCACTTCAACGGGTGCGGGCAATGCTTTGAGGTATAACTTGCCGTCGCGCCCAATAAGCGCAAAACATGCGCATGCTTGTGCAAGCCATGCAAGCATGTCGCGGTAAGTCTTAATTGAGTCCGTCGGGTATAGTCCAAAGACATAAGTGCCGTTTGTAAGTGTCTCGCACTCCTCCGACGACATGCCCAAAGTAACGCCGCATTTTTCGCACGCGTATGCAAGAAAATCGTAAACCTTGCCGGTGCTTTCGTTCAAGTCAATAGCCTTGTCAAACTTTGACATGTTGTCGTATGCAGTTATTGCAAGGCCGTTCTCCGTCCATTTCGCCTCGTTGACAATGTAATCTTTTGCCGGCGCGGGTACGTACTCGGGTGTGCCGCCCGCGAGGGTTAAACCTATTTCGGGCGAAATAACAACGCCTTGCCACGCGCCACGCGCAACAATTCCGCTTGCAAATGTGGTTGCAAAAGTGAGTTGGAGTTTTCCGACGTAAACGCCGCCCAAAGTAATTTTTGAGTTTTCGCACAATTGGTTGGTTATCTTAAAAGACTTTGCAACAACGTCGCTTTGTCTGAAATTTTGCCCGCCTACCGTGCCGCGCAAAACGTGCCTTTGTATAGGCTTGTTTGCCGCCGTTTTAAATGCCTCACTAACCGCGTACATGTGTCATGCTCCTTGTTAGGTTTCAATAAAACTAAATTGCATTGTCCAAAGTCCATTAGAAAGTGCAACAAACTCCGAACCTTTTGCAAGTGTTTCGCTTTTGAGTCTTAACCGCCCGTCAAACGTTTCACCCATTACCGTTATTGTGGTTGAGTCCTCCGCCGCAAGACTTAACAATTGTTCGCGCCACATGCTTGTTACTTGACAAGTAAACGAAATATTGCGGCGTAACAAGCGGGTTACACTAACCAAGAGTGTGCCCGCCTCGCTAACGCCTTGTGTTTCGTTGTTGTCATAGTCATAAGAATAATCAACGGGGTTTGGTAGTGTAGTGTTGCCTATTGTCAAATATCCATGTCCTAACATTAACCAAAACCCCCATTGCGATAAGTTTGTTGTGCGTTTATGTTGTTAATCTCATTTGTAATGAGTTCGCCGCCAATATAAACGGGTGTTACTATCTGCATGTTGCCCGCCGTCGCTAACTGTCCGCTTATGGCGTTTAATTGCGGCGTGTAATCGGGCGCGGGGTTTGCACCCGCAACCGTTGCCGCCATGGAATTAACTGCACTTTGTAACGTGGGCATTTGCTTGCGCATGCTCGTCGTAAAGAGGTCAACCATGTCGCCGCCGCTCTTGTCAAAGTCTGAAAGTGGGCCGCGTTCGGGCACACTAAAGCCTATATAATCGTCAATGAGTCCCGCGGCATAATCTACCGTGCTTTTTAGGTCGGGTATGGAGTCCATAACGCCGTCAATAAAACTCTCAATTAAGTCCGCGCCCCATGTAAGTGCGCTCTTTGCAAGTCCGTCGCCCATGTCCGCAAACGCGCCTACAATGGTGTCAATTGCTTGTGGCAAAAGTGTGGGCGCATTTTCTACAATGGCGCTCACAATGGCACTTACAACCGCAATTGCCGCCTCAATAACGTTGTCAAGGTTGTCCAAAATACCAAACGCAAGCGAAACAATTAAATTAATTGCGGCCGGTATGAGCGAGTCCGCGTTATCAATAAGTGTTGTTTGTATTGTATTCACAACGGTAATTGCAGTTGTGATTATTTCGCTTAAGTGGTCGGAAATGCCGTTAACAAGCGCAATTACAATGTCAATTGCCGCTTGAGTTATGAGCGCGACATTTTGCGCACTTAACAATGTCTCAACGAGTTTAAACACAACGTCAATTGCCACCGTAACAATTGTGTCAAGGTTGGACAAAATGCCCGTGGCAAGACTTACAAGTATGTCCGCCGCCGTGCTTAAAATTAAGTCAAGGTTATTTAACAAGCCTTGCCCAAGAGCGGAAACAATTGACCCGCCTAACTCAAGCACCGCGGGCAATTGCGCCAAAATCGCGTCAAGCGCTTGCGGTATGAGTTCGCTTATAAGGTCGGTTATTTTACTTATATCTCCGTCCGCCTCAAGTACGCCGTTTGTAAATTCGCTTAAGAGGTCAACGCCCTCGCCCGCGAGGCTATTTAACACGGGCAATAAAACCGTACCAAGTGCGTTTTTTGCCGCCTTTGTGCCGCCGTCAAGGCGTTGCATGGTGTCGTCAAACTCTCCAAACGCGTCAAGTGTTTCGCCGGAAAGAACCGCACCAGCCTCGTGCGCCTCGTCTGCATACTCTTTAAATGTATCGCTACCCGCCTCAATAAGTGGGTTTAATTCCGTGGCGCTCTTGCCAAAAATGGACATTGCAAGCGCGTCGCGCTCGGTCTCGTTTGAGACTTGCCCCAACGCGTCAATGGCCTCCCAAAAAACCTCCTCGGAGTCTCTTAACTCGCCGTTTGCGTCCGTTACTGCAATTCCAAGTTGCTCATATGCGTCATATGCCGCGCCGCTACCCTCGGCCGCACTCGACATTGCTTTTGTGTTTTTCTTGAGTGCGCCCGCAACGGTGTCCAAAGATACGTCAAGGAGTTCGGAGGCGTAAGAGTATTCTTGCAACGTGTCCGTACTCATGCCCGTTACACTCGAAAGTGTTAACATTTCGTCGGAGTATTCCGCCGCCTCAAGAGTACAATTTGCAAGTGCCGCCGTTGCCGCGCCTATTGCCGCAACCGCCGCCGCCATTGCCGCCGCGGCCGCCTCCGCCGCGATTTTCGCCGCGTTGCCAAACTTCTCAAACCCGTCGCCCGCGTCTTTTGCCTTGTCGCCGCTTTCCTTGGCCTTGTCGCCTACGTCGTCAACGTCCTTGCTTGCGCCTTTTGCGTCAACGCCCATTGACTCAAGTTTTGCGCCGGTCTCGTCTGCCTCTTTTTCAAGTGAGTTCAAACGTGAGGCGGTTAATTGTACCTCGGCTTGTAAATTTTCATAATCGCCCTTAGTAATCTGCCCGAGTGCTAACGCCTCTTTTGCTTTCTCGGCCGCTTGTTGTTCAAGGTCAAGTTTTTCCTTTGTCGCCTCAATGGACTCGTTGAGAAGTTTTTGCTTTTGGACAAGTGCCTCAACGTTTGAGGGGTCAAGTTTTAACGCCTTGTTAACCTTTGAAAGTGCGCTATTAACCTCACTTATACGGTTGTTTGCGTCCTTTAAACTTTTCGCAAGTCCGTCGGTATTGCCGTCAATGTCTATCACAATGCCGCGTATAGACTTGTTTGCCATAAGTGTGCCCCCTTAACCAAAGTATTTTTGTATGTCCTCGGGTGTTGCTATATCTGCCCACGGTTGTTTGTCGTTGTGTGTCTCCGTGAACATGTCAAGAACCTCGCCAAAGTGAAGTGTTGCGAGGTCTTTAAGTGTCAAATTAATGGTTAATGCCCTCAACAAAAAGAGCGCCGTTGTTAATTCTCTTTCGGAGGGCTTTGCCGGTTTTTTGCTTTGTCGATAACGTCCGCATTATTGAACCATGTGCCAAGTATTGTTACTTGGGTTGTTTCCGTCTCGAAGTAACCACCCTCGAATTGATTTAAAAAGTCGTAATAGTCGTCAACGGTCTTACTCATAACGGCTTTGTAATCGTTAAGGTTTGCCGCTTGTGCCGCCATTACAAACGCCATTTTGCTTGTTATGTCAAGCATTTCGGTTTTGTCGCCCGTGCTTTTGCGCATTGCAATAATTGCCTTAAGCATGTCCGCGCCAAAAATGTGTTTAAACGCAATTGGTGCAAGTGCAGTTGCACAAATAACAACGGGGTCGCCGTTTCTGTCCGTCAATGTGTTTTTCATGTTAAGAACCTCCAAATAATAAAACCTCCAATAAAGGCGGGCGGGCGTTGTGCCCGCTCGCCCCTTTAGAGGTTCATATGTAAGACGCAAACGCGCCTTGCACGCATGTGTTAACCCTCGCCGCCGTCAATGGTCGGTACATAAACGGCACTATACCATGCGTTGTAAACCGCGTCGGTTGTAGTGTCGCCCGTGTGTGCCATAACAAGGTGGTCGGCGTCAAGTCTCGGGGTGGCGGTAATTGTAACCGTCTCCGTCTGCACGTCAATGGAGTCGCCTTTTGTAGCGCCCGCAATTGTGGGGCGTGTGAGTGCGCAACGGTAAAGTACATACCTCTTGTTGGTTGCGTCGCCGGTAAACTCAAACATGAGTGCAAAGTATGTTACCGTGTTGGAGTCGTCGCCCGTCTCGTAAACAACCTTGTCGGTTGCGTCGAGTGTTCTATTGAGTAAAGCAATTTCAACGTCCTCGGGTATGAGTGCGCTTTCAAAGTCGCCCGAGTAACCTTGGTTATTGCCTACCATGGCGTAAACACCGTCGTCCGCGTAAAAGGGCGTGTTTTCGCCTTGTGCGTCGAGTGAGATATTTACCGCACCCGTCCACGCCTTTACCGTGCCGTATGTGGTTGTCCAACCCGTTGCCGCGTCAAATGTTTCGGTTGCCACGGCATAGTGTACCGCCTTAAGTCCAAACTTAATTTTGTTTGCCATAAGTCTTTTGTCTCCTTTTCGTTAATTTGTTATGGTTGTGTCGTACGAAACAAGGTAAAAATTGCCCGAGTCGTCAAAACTTGCCACTTTTGTGTAAGTAACACCGTTGTCCTTTAACACGTTGTCAAGTACGGACTCCAACGCGGGGTCATACTTTGCCGTGTAAAGTTCAATGGTTACATCGTCGCCCACTTTGCAGTAATTACAATTGTCTGCAAACTCGTGTTGCTCGGCCGTTCTCTCAATAAAGCAAAATGGTAGTTTTACCGTTGCCGTTTTATGCGAATAAAAAACGCGCCCTTTAAGCGCGTCCGTTGCATTAATCGCGGCAAACAATTGTGCAATTGTCATATTGTTCCTTGCTCCTTAAGACGTTTGTAAAATTGCTCCTCAACAATGTCGGGCACTTTGTCGTTTACTTCTGCAATGTGAGGGAATGCGGGCGCACGTTTGCCGGTGTCGCGTCCGTCCTTGGTAACAATGCGGTGGCCTTTTTCGAGTAAGTGCGTTAATTGATAATGCGTCTTGTTGTGAACAATATACCGCTTTGAATATTTACCCGTGGCGGTATAGTCCCACCCCTTTGCGTAATGCGTCCAACGTCGCCGCACGGACTCCGCACGCAATTGACCCGTCGCCCATATGGCGGCGTCCTCTTTCGCACCGTTCAACGCCGTTGTTGCGTCGTTGAGTATGTCTAACGAAATTTCACCAAGAGCGCGTTGCAAGTCTCCATAAATCAAACCCGTTTGCCCTTTGATTTGTATTTCGCCTTTTATGCTCATAAACGGCCTACCTCTTTTTGTGCGTAAATCTCAAGCACGTCCGCGCCGCGTCGGTATGTTCTATAAATTGCATACCTTTGCGGTTGGTTGTGCTCGTCAACGCCATATGCCAAAATGCGTTCATTGTCGTAATTGCATGGTTGAGTAACAAAAACAAACTCGGGTTCGAGTCCCGTTTGCCGCGCTTGGTAAAACTCCGCGCGCGTTGTGCTCGTAACCTTGCAAAACACTTCTCGTGTTGTCTCGGTAAAAACCTCTTGCCCGTACTCGTCAAGTGCGCCCGTGGGCGTTTGCTTAATGAGGGTTATAACGTCGTCATAAGAGTATGCCATTTTTACCCCCTCACGAGCCGTTAGCGGTGTCCGCCATTACTTGGTGGGCAAACTTATTGTTTATTGCCGTCTCAAGCATACGAGGCATTTTCTGCCCCGTTTCGCGTTCACGCCATAACCATGTTGTATACATTACGGTTAACATTGCGTCGCTCGTGCTTGTTTCGTCGAGTGTTAAACCCAAGTCCGCAAGACACGAGCGCGCATATGCAATGTTGTCCGTTATGGCCGCGTCGTAGGCGGTTGTGCTTATGCCCAAGTTGATTTTTACCATAGACAAAACACTCGCGGTTGTCGTCTCGTTGTAATTTACGTTACCCACTTTTTAACCTCCTCGCGGCCTCATGTATAAATTAGTCTTAACCCTCGCCGCCGTCGTCGTCGGTTGTGTTAGCGGTGTCGGGTGCAAATGTTGCGGTTGTAACCGCACTTGTGCCGCCAATAGAAATTGCAACAAATGCCTCGGCAATAACGGGAAGTCCGTCATAACGAGCCGTGCCCTTAAAGACTGTATTGTCTTGGATAAACTGTGCATGTTCGGAGTAAGCAACCTCTGTGCCTTGCCTTTCTGCAAGGAGGTATGTGTCTCCGTAACCCGCAACAATTTGGTCGTCCGCAATAACGGTGTCGCCAAGTACAACAATTGCGCCGCCAATAACGGGCATGTACTCAAGTGCTTGCGATGTTACGCCGTTGGAGTTTACGTCGATAGACTCTCCAAGAATTTTGGAGTATGTTGTCTCGTTCATTGCCCAAAACTTGAGGCCTCTTGAGTAACCTTTGTTCTTTGCATTGGAGAATGCCGCAACAATAGCCTTGAAAAAGTCCTTGCCGGTTACACTTGCCGCAATAGTCTTAATGTTACTTGTATGGAGGTCTGCCCACGGGCGCGCGGTTGTGGGGTAGTCTGCCGGTGCGGCGGTCTGTGCAAGCCTTGTTACAATACCCATTGGCATTTTAATGCCCGTACCGTAAAGGATTGCCTTGTCGAGTGCAATACCAATTGCCGCGCCAAGTCCCTCAATAAGTACGTCCATAAGGTCAATGTCGTTGTCCGCAAGGAGTGCATTGCAAACGGGTACAAAACCGCCTACCTTGTAACCGTCAACCTCAACGCCATTAAACGAGAAGTTGAGTTCGTTAAGGTTGCCGCATGCCTCCGTCCAAACTGCCTCGGGAATTGTGCCGGCTACCGTCTGCCTTGCCTTACCGCTAACGGGTCTCACGAGGACGTACGGCGCAAGTTTTGAGGCTCTATACGCCGCGTCTCTCATAAGAGGCAACATTACCTCGGGAATGAGGAGTGCGCCGCCGCTAACGGCACGTCTCTCCATGCCCGCTACCTTTACGCGCTCAAGAAATGACTTAACGTCCTCGTTCTCGACAAATGTGCGCTTTTCTGCAAGTGTCATGTCCTTAAATCTCTTTGTCATGGTGATAATCTCCTTTTCATTTGTACGCGTTTCCGCGTCGGTTGTGTTGTCGTCGGAGGGTGTTGCCTCCTCGGGTTCGCCGTTTTCGTCCTTGTCGGCCTCGGGTGCAGTTGCTTCAACCTTTGTCTCAAGTTCTGCAAGTTCTCTCTCCATGGCCGCAATGGACTCCTTTAACTCGGCCGCCTTTTTCTCGTCGTCGCGCTTTTCTGTCTCAAATGCGTCAATTTCAGACTCAACCGCGGCGCGCTCGTCGGGCGTTGTTGCCTCGTCAATGGCCTTTGCAAGTTCACTCTCACGGGTCTTTATGTCCTTGGACTCAATTGCCGCAAGTTCGTTCTTTGCGTCCGTAATCTTTTTACGGAGTAAAATTGCTTTAAGCATTGCCGTTTGTCTCCTTTTCTGTATTATTGTCCGCCTCGGGTGTGAGTCGCTTGCGCATAGACTCACGCCACGCCTCAAGTGCATGCGCGTGTGCCTCCTTTGCTCGTGCCTCAACGCCGGTTGACTCATAAGCGGGGAAAGTGCACACACTAACCTCAAAAAGTGTTAAATCTGTAATTGTTGTGAGTATAGAGCCGTCGTTACGGTAGTCGTCTCTTACACTATCAATTACAAACCCAAATGAACATTGGTTCACGTCTCCGCGCTTAACTCGCGCATATAAGTCCATGGCCTCGCGGTCGTTCGGATTAACCGCAATAACACCATATAACCCGCGCTCGTCAACCTTAAGTGATAACGTGCCCGCCGTTGTTCTGCCTAACACTTTTGCGGTGTTGTGGTCTGTAAGTGCTCTTATGTCTCCGTTTATGCTCTTGTCAAATGCATGCGGGTCAATTCTTTCCGCATATCCGTCATATATCTCGTAAACCTCGTCAAACACGGCAAAGTAACCGGCAATTTCGGGGTTTTTCTCCTCGGCCTCGCGCGTTTCTATCGCGCCCATTGTCCTAATTTGCATTTTGTCCATGCGTTATGCCTCCTTGTTTAATCGCATTAAACTCTTGTTTTGTGTCATGCAACACAATGCGCAAAATTAATTGTTTAACTTTTTTTGGTTGCCGCTTTCCGTAATCGGTATAAAGTTCTCAAGTCGTACAAGTTCGTCAAGTCCGTCAAGAGGTTCAAGTCCTAAACGGTCGCGCACTTCGTTGCCGGTAACAATGCCTTGGTTGTAAAGTCCGCCATAAACGGTTGATATTTCGCTTATGGAGTAATCAAAGAGCGACAACGTGTTAAACTTCAAATACCACTTGGGCGAAATGATTAACTTTTGCGTCATTTCTTGTTGCAAGGTCGTCGCAACACTTCGCACGGTGGTTTGTATAAAGTTGTTCCACTCGTCTTTTTTGTACTCACCCACGCCCAACACAAACGACGGTACGCCCACAACCGCGGCGGCAAACTCTTTTAAGTCTTTAACCGTGTCGCTTATTGCGAGGTCTTGAAGTGTTAAACCTTTGACACTCGTAACGTCAAACTTGTCCATGGGTAATAACCACGGTTCGCCCGCTTTGCTACTCGCAAAAAATGAGTCGAGTAACTTGCGGCGGCCTTTTTCACTCGCAAAACCCTCGTCGGTTGCGTCCACTTTGACAATTACATTCGGCTTATACTGCCTTGAGTTAAAATCATTTATTGTGCGGCTTGCTTTCGCAAGTGAGTCGGAAACGAGGCGGCCACTTACGCGTATGCCCGTGCCTAACCATAACTTGTGCGGGTCGGGGTTAATTCTAAAGTGCAAAACCTCGTCGGGTTCGTACCTCTTGCCGTCAATGGTTAAGTAATACCCGTTGCCGTTCTGATAAAAACCAACGCGGTACGGTTCAATGGGTTCGAGGCTTGTTAGTATGCCGCCGTCCGTGTGGGGCAATACAACGCTATTACCGTCTCCATACAAAAGGAGGTTCATAACACATGCCTCAATAAAGAGTTTGCGACTCATTAACGGGTTTGGGTTAATGTCTAATTTATAGGACAGTTCGTTAATTATGCGGTAGTCGCCGCCCTCCGCGTTTACCATTAAGTAAAGAGTCATATTGCTCACTTGCTCGGCAATTTTACGACATGCGGTTATTATCTCGGGGCAATTCTTAAGACTTGTGTAACCTAATTTCTCGCATGCCTCCGTCCAATTGTCGGAGTTAAGCCACGCCACAAGTGAGGCGTTTGGGTTGGTTGTTGTTGTGTTTTCGCGCTTTTCCTTACGCCTACCAAATAAAGCCATTTCGTTTTACTCCTTTTACGCAAACCACGTTGCACTTGCTTTTGGTTTGTTGTCCTCCTCCATGTCGTTAAGCATGCGCACGCATGCAAACACACTTGCGTCAAACAAGTCAATGCGTTGTGAGGGTCGCACTTTCTCGAACTGTATCATGTCATCGGTTTTTTCTATTGCCCTCACATTTGACACACAATACTCGTATGCCTCCGAGTGCATATAATAAAGGCGTTTATCTTTTGCCGCCTTTTCAATATGCCTAAAGCCCTCACTCTTGAGGTAGTAATATTGTGGTTGGTCTACTATCTCAAATTTTGCCTTTTGCATTTGTATAAAATACTCACGCGCAAACTTGCGGTCATGTCCAACGCGGACAATATTAAAACCCTTGTCGCGCATTTCGCAAAACCATGCAACAACCGCGTCCGTGTTTACCGTCGGGGTGTTCGTCATGGTTAACACTCCGTCGTCTTGCCACCCAAACAATGGTATGCCGTCCTCGTCTGCCTTTTTCGCCGCGTTAACAAGCGGGAAAAACGCATGCGTTATACATATGTCAATGTCCTTTTCTGCATAGTGCCCATATAGGCACGCGGCCGTGAGGTCGTGCAGTTTCGACAAGTCCGCGCCGCCGTACCACTTAATTGGTAGTTTGGCAAGTTCGTCCAACGTCCAATTGTATTTTATGTCGCTCCTCTTAAACTCCTCAATGTCAAAGTAAGAGCGCAATGCCGTCGTATATATGTTAAGAGACCGGCTTAAAAAGTCCTTGCGTTGTTGCGGGTCGTTTTGCGCTTGGAGTGCCGCCGCCTCAATTTCGTCGGGGCGTATCGTTACGCCGTAATTTGGGTTTGCCTTTTCATGCTCGGCGGGGTTGGTGTAATCACAATTGCCGTTTGCGTCCACGTCCGCCCGCGACACAAAACAAAATAGTGTATCATCCTCAATGAGTCCGTCCAATACTTTGTTTGCATACTCTAAACGCCTATAACAAAAACTGTTTTGCTCGTCGCCCGCCGTTGTTATGCCTATCATTAGGCGGTTGGTGTATGCTTTCATTGCCTCTTTAAAACGGTTGTATTGTGCCGCTTTCTTAAAGGCGTGTATCTCGTCCGCAATTGCAATATTGCAGTTTAACGAGTCTTGCAAGTCGGGACTACTCGCAAGTGCCTCAATGTAAATTGACCCGTCGGGGCGGCCGTCGGAGTCGGTAAACTCGTAATATAACGAGCGCTCTGCATTGTTGTTCCTTGCTCTAAATTGCCCAATTAACCCGCGCGCCTTGAGACTATAAATAATATTCTCAAAACTTTGCGCGGCTTGTTTCCATGAGGCCGCCACAATATAAAGCCTTGCGCCGTTCTTGTGTTCAATTATGGACAAGGCAAACGACAAACCACTTACAAACAATGTTTTGCCGTTCTTACGAGGGACAAATATAAACGCCTCTTTTATTACGCGCTCATTTGTGCCCTTGTAGTAAAACCCCAAGAGGTTATAAACAATAAATTTTTGCCACGGTTCAAGTAAAAGAGGTTCGTTAACGAGGCTCTTGCCGGTCAACGTCTGCCCTTGCTTGTGAACAATAAACCGCTCAATTATGTTTATTGCAAGGTCTGCCGTTTGTGTCCGTAGTTCTATGTCGTCGCGTTTAAGCCATGACAAGAACCGCGCGCACTCTCGTTTGTTGTTGCCCGCTTTCAGTTTGCCCGCCTTAACGGCCTTTGCGTATTGTATAACCTCGTCTTTATAACACTTCACTCCGTATTACTCCGTGTTAGTCTTTTGTAATCTCCAATAATAGTTCACTTAAGTCCGGCGCTTTTGCTTGTGCAATTGCTTGGTCGTTTAGTTTTTTCAAGCCTTGCGGCGTTAGTCCTAACTCGCGCCAATATGTCAACGCGTCGCGGTTCATGTCTTGCCACTCCTTTAAAAGCGGGTTAACCACCATGTTGCTTGCGCCGCGGTCGCTAACTTTCTCAATTAGCACATGGCCGCCCTCGTCTTTGTATTGTGTGTAAATTGTGTCGCGCTCCTCAAGAATGTCCGCAAGAGTGTCAATGACGTTCTCAAACCCGTCCGCCTTAACGCCTTTTGCGGTCATTTGTTCAATTATCTTTTTGCGCCACGCCTTTGCGGTCAAGTTCTGCCTCCTTTTGGGGTAAAAAACCCCGCTACCGTCCCGCGGTTGGATAGAGTCCTTCCCCCATCGGTGGTTCCAAAATCAAATAAAAACGCGCTTGTGGGGGGGGGTGTGCCGCCTCCGCTCCACTTCGCGTTACTCTTGCGTTATTTTGTTGTTACTCTGTCCGTTACTTTCGCGTTACTTGTGCGTTACTCGCGTAACGCGGTGTTACATGCCCAAACATTTATGTTTGTCCTTGGGTGTCAAGGTAATGCCCTTTGCCTTTGCAGTTTTTTCCAAGAGCCGCCACCCCTCAATGGATAATAAATGCCCGTCGCGGTTGTGCATTTTCTCGTGCCACTCAACCGACAATGAGATTAAGTTCCATTGTTGCGTTTTGTACTCGGGGTAATACTCCAACGGGAAAATGTGGTGCACTACCTTGGCCGGTTTAATTTTGCCGTACCGTTTTGACATTTGGCACATGTACCCGTCGCGGCGCATTATGCGCCCGCGCAACATTTTCCATGCGCCCGAGTCGTAAAACTCGCGTTTGTCTGTATATGTAAACATGTAAAGAACCTCAAAAGAAAACCGCGGCGCGGGGATATGCGCCACGGCTATACTTACGGAGTGCAACAATGATATTAACAAATCATTTTGCTATTAACACATTAACACTAAATTGAGTATCAAAGAGTATCAATTTTTTATGTGCGGCGTGCCTCCTCCGTAAATCTCAAAATAAGCCTTGTCAATGTCTGCATATAAAAGTGTGTAAATATTGTCGAGTGCCTTGCGGTAATATCTAAAGACACTCGCACGCGCCCACGGCAACGACTCCGTAACCCTTGCCCATGGCAAATAATTTATATGTCGTGCAATGAGTATTGCGCGCTCGGTTGCGTCGGGTAACTTGTCGATTACTTTGAGTGTGTCGGAGTCCTCGCGGTTAATCTCATTTATACGGCGGTCAATGAGGTCGCATAACTCACTATACGCGAGGCGCATGTCCTCCGTGCGTGCTTGCGCCTTTGTCGCGTCGTTTTGGGTCTCCTTTGCTCGGTACGGTGCAACGCCTCCGTTAATATCTGCAAGTAATACCTCTCGGCGTGCTTTTAACTGCCTAATTTCGCACCAAAGTGCATAATTACGGTTTAACCATGTCTTTGCGGCGTATTGTCTTTCGTTCATGCGTTGCGCCTCCTCTCCGCCTCCGCCTCGTTGACTTTCTTAAGTAACCACTCGGGTGCGCGTGTCCACTCTTTTATCATGTATTCAAGAGTGCGCACTTTTGTGTCCGGCGTTGCGGTCGCCCACATAACAATAAATTGTGGCGAAAATAGCACGGGGTAATCATGTACTAACTTCTCAAGTTTGGTTGTGTCGGGGTAATCAAGCATGGCCGCGTCCCGTCTTTTTATGTAATCATTCATGGTTGCCCTCCTTAATTGTTACAACAAAGTCGTCGTTTTCGTCTTTCTCCACGGCAAACCGCTCAAGTGGTAAATCTTTGCCGGTTACATGTTTATAGAACCGTTGCGCCTCAAGTCGTGCCGCGTGTGCTTTCTCGGAGTCGCTTAACTTGTCCGCAATAACTCCAAGTGTCAACAAGTTCTTAACCTTTTTTGGCATGCTTGTGTCCCTCCTTTAATGCTCTTTTGTAAGTCTCCTCAAGTGCAACCGCGTCGCTTGCTCGCATGTCTGCCCCGCACTCGTCGCAAAACTTCTTTATGCCGCTCTTGTGGTTGATAAAGTTCTTGCAAAACGGGCACTCATAACCGCGCAATAAAATGCTCGCGCCGTTCTCGTATGCAATTCGTAATTCGGTATAATTCCATGTGCCTTTGTTGCGTATTTCGCTCTTTGCCTTAAAAATGTTCATGTCTGCACTCCTTTCGTATCGTCGCCACATGCAGTTATAAAAACCTCCGTGCGCGGGTTGTTCTTGTCGTATAGGACTCTTGAACCGTCATGCGCCGCAATGTGGGTGTAATCGTCGTCGGGCACTACTCCGTAATTAACAAGTATGTCGTCAAGTGCCTCAAGTAAGTTTGTGAGGTCGCACTTGCGTCTTGTGGGCATATAAAACACGGCTTTAACGTTTACGGGTATTACATACATATGCTTTGTTACGAAGTAACCCGCCTCGCGCTCGTAATCTTTGAATTTTTGCGACGGTGCTATAAATGGCGCGCCCGTCTTGCGGTTTATGAGTATTCTTTGTGAGTTCTTTTTTGTTACCGGCGGCAATGGTATTGTAAAGTGTGTCGGTTGGTTAACTGTCATGTATCAACCTCCATGTCAAGCCACTCCATTTTGCATGCGACACATTTTTTGCGGTTTGGTGCAACAAGTTCGTCGTCCTCGTGGCAATGCGCGCGTACGTCTCCGACGGTATACGGGCAAGCAATGTTGTAATGCACAAGTGCCTCAAAACTTGCCCCGCCGTCGTCAAACGGGTCGTTGTAATCGTCGCTCAAAACCTCAATTATGTATTCTTTGTTAGTCATTCTCGCCGCCCTCCTTGCTCCATGTCTCGGGTATTGTCCAACAACATGGTAAATACTCCTTACACTCACACGTGCGCACGGGGTTGTGTGCGTCGTCAATAAGTCTCTCACGCATGAATGGACATGCCGCACACCCGTCAAGGCTCTCGCAATAAAGCGACAACAAGCGCGCGCCCTCAAGTATTATTTGCTTTTCTGTCTCGGTTAAAACAATTTCGCCCTCGGGGTTAGTCTGCATGTTGTTGTGTCCTTTCGTAATAGTTTTAAGTACGTCAATGGAGTACAAAACCGCGTCAAGTTCGTCCGCGTCAAGTCTTGCCTCTTGTCCCTCGTCGGGTTCGGCCGTCATGCGTTCAAGTATTTCAATGCGCTCTTTGTTAGTCATGTCTTGCCTCCTCCTTAATTGCGCCGTCATAAGGTTCGGGCAATACTGCCCACGCAACCACATGTGCGCCCTTTTTCAATAAATATGCGTCGGGGTTTTCAAATAACCACTTTTGTGCGCGGTAGTCGTACTCCGCAATGTCGATACACCGCCCGCGGTAAGTTCTGCCACCCGCCTCAAACTCGTATGCGAGTGTTACATAAAACTCACCGTCGCATGTCGGCGGGTCTGTATGCCAATTAGCCGTTGCCGTTTCTGTTATCGGTTCGGAGTCGTCCTCATAAGCGGGTTCGTAATCGTCGTCGCCGGCAAACTCACGAGCCGCCGCCGCCTTAAACTCGTCCTTGCTTATTAAACCGTGCTTATACTCTGCAAATATACTCATGTGTTACCTCCATTTAATTGTTTTGGTGTGTTGGTGCATTGTTCGCACTTGTTCTTTTCTCGGTATGACTTAAAGCACTCAATTGGACACTCTGCCCCCGCTCGCCTCGTGCACGTCATATTGCGCCGCTCTGCCTCGTCAAACTCCTCAACCAAGTGTTTATATGTCGCAAGCGCTCGCGACGCGTTACGGGGCAATTGTGCGCGTTGTGGGGCATTGTGCATTGCTCGTGTGGTGGCGGTCAATGCAATAATGTTCTCGGCGCGTTGTATCTTTCCAACAACGTGTGCCAAACTCGGGTAAAACATACCCACTTTTGGGTCACTCATGTGCAGTTTAACCGCCTCCACAATTGTGTTTGCGTCGTAGTTCTTAAACTCGTTAAACCACAAGTCAATGCGGTTTTTTGCCTCCTCGGGCGTTGTCTTTACACTCGGGTAATTTGCATTAATGGAGTACAAAACCGCTTTTACTTCGTCTCGGGTCATTTCGCACCGCCTTTCATATACGCGCCACAATTCCCGCAGAAGTTACCCAAATATGTAAAACTGTGGTGGCAAAATGGGCATTCGGGGTTTTTATCTTTGTTTAATACCCACTCACCTTGCAGTCTTTCCGCACTTGCTTTTCCGCTTTCATAAGCAATTACTTCTTTCAATTCGGGTTTTTCTGCGGTTTCGTAGAAAATCTTTTGCAATTCCTCTTTGCTAACTGTCGGGGCGTTGTCGATTAGGTCTCTAAAAGCAATAGGCAAATATAACAAATGGTTATTAAACTCGGTTTTTAATGCCTTTTTCAATGCCTCACGGCTAATCAAATCATTGTTCATGCTTTGCCTCCTTATGTGAACAAGTCGCCAAACGGGTTTGTGCTTAGTGTGGGTTTGCCGGTAGCATACTCTTGCGCACGTAACAACCAATTGCGGCATGCGCTTTTGTAATCTTTCATTTTGCCCTTGTTGCCCACTTTCCAATTAACCTCGGAGTAATAGTTAAAAAACTTTTCCGCCTCAACAACCACGTCAACACTTAAACCCTTTTTATGGGCGTAATCCGTCATGCACTTAAGTATGTCGTCGGGGTCGGGTGGTATAAAATCGGAGTGGGGCGCGGTAACGCGCTTTTTCTCTTTACTCTCTTTTATATCTGTCTCTAACTCTGTCTCTAACTCTAACTCTATACTCTCGTTACTTTTCGTAACGCCCGTAACGTTACTTTGCGTTACTTTCGCGTTACTATGTCCGTTACTCTCCGTTACTCTGTCCGTTACTATTGCGTTACTCTGTCCGTTACTTTGCGTTACGCCCGTAACGGTGGAGTTCTCCGCACGGCGTTTTGCGCGGTAACGTGCTTGTCGTTTTGCGTTGTCGTTATCTGCCTCAAACCCGAGTGATTTGACCGCGTACGGCAAGACAATTGTGCCGTCGTCGTCTATCTCGACAATTTTGAGTGTGGTTAACGCCTCCATTGCCTCACTAACGGTTGTTATGTCCGTCTCTGTTATTGCCGCTAACATTTCGTCGGTATATGCAACGGACTCGGAAAACCTTAACGCGCCGTCATGGTCAACGGACTCCAACAACAATTTGAGGTAAAACAAAACGTAATGTTTGCCGTTCGGCATGGACTCAATTATTTTTATGTCGTGCCTCTTAAAGAAGTCGCGACGGAGTTTTAACCAATAGTTGTTTGCCATGTGTTAAACCTCCTCGGGCATGGAGTCCGCTTTTGCTTTTTCCGCGGCCGCCTTTGCCTTTGCTCGGTATGTGTTAAGTATTTCGGTTATTTTGTCGGGGTCTGTAATCGCGTCAATGTCGTACTTTTGCCAAACCGCCACGGCCGTGTTGCCGGTCGGGTCGTATGAATAACAAAACTCGGTTAATGCTTGCTTTGCTCGGTCGAGTGCTTTGCGGTTTTCGCGCTCGGTCTCGGGCAAGTCCTCGCCCTCGAATACATGCAAACCAATGCCGTGCAATGCAATGGCCTTTGTGAGTGCCCTTTTTATGGCCGTGTTCACGTCAAAACTCGTTATTGCCTCAAGCGGTAAAGAGTCGTGTTTGTTGTCTGTAATGGGGTAGTATTCAATGTGCTCAATGCCACAAACGGTTACGCCCACTTTAACCCATGCCGTTACATTGTCCGTGTGATAATTCCACCCGCGGTCATTCTCGTACACCGTGTAATTTGCGTCGGGGTGTCTCCTTTTTAACTCGCTCCACGCATGCACCCAAGACAAATAATCAAACTTGCCCTTTTTCTCAACCTTGCCGCTAACGTCAACGGCGTTCAATTCGGTAAAATAATTTGTATTTTCGTCCGCCATGTATTTGCCTCCTTTAGTCCTCCTCAATGGGGTCGTCCTCGTCTATCTCGGTTACAAGTCCGTCCGCAATAATGCACTCGGGACACAACGCGCGGCCGCCCACGGGGTAAATGTTCGTTTTAACAAAACTTTGTGCCTTGTCCTCGTCTGAATAACCCGCCGTGCAGTTATCGCAATAACCGACGGTTTTGTACTTTCCAAAAATCTCATTGAACAAGCACTCATAACAAAATAACTCGCCGTCAAAATCGTAAAGTTTGCCGCCGGTACAACGGTCAATTGTCTCGCCGCATAACTCGCACTCCGTACTCATTGCCGCGTACGTCTTGCGCCACATTGCGCCGTTGCCGTTCTCGTCGTAACTACTCATGTATGCTTTTGTCCTCCAATAAATCAAATAGTGTTATTTGGTGGGTTAACTTGGTCTCTACCGTAACAAGAGTGTCGTTGTGGCCTCCGCCATGAGCAACAATTAATACCTCGTCCAAGTCAAACCCGCGCCCGTTTCCAATTCCGTTTGTATTCCACCCGCAACAAATCACTTTGCCGCCGCACTTACAAACGCGTGCAATTTCGTCTTTGCATTTGCTCCAATACCGCATATTTGCAACACTAACCTCAAGTTTGTCCTTACCGTATGAGGCATATAATTGCGCGGCTTGTGTAAAGGAGTATGGCGGGTCGTAAAGTATTAAGTCGCCCGTCTCCGTGCCTAACATCTCCAAAAATGCAAGTGCGTCCATGTGGTAAGTTGTCGGGTATGCGGGGTTTAAATCGTTCGTTATAGTGCCGTATTTGCTTTTGTTCGCAAACGGGTCTATTACTACCCCCCCACTTTTATGTACGTCTCAATAAGTTCTTTTATTGGAGTTATTGAAAACGTATTGGCATTTGGCATTGCCCATTGTCGGTTAATTCGCACTCGGCATTACCTCCGTGTAAGACTCGGTAAACTCCTCGTGGGCGTGTCTCTGTCTGTATATGTGAATTTGTGCCGGTATGCGCTTGCCGTAAACGGTCGCGGTTAGTCCGTGCTTGTTTATGTACTCGTGCTTGGTGCGGTCTGCCTCCTCGCTTGTGAGGTCGGAGGCAATAACAACGCGTTTGTTCATGTCGTAATTGACCGCAATGACTTCGTAATATGTCGGTTCGCTCATGTGTTGCCTCCTATGCGCTCAATGAGGGACATGAGCAAATCAATGTGTTGTGCTCTTGACAACGATTTAAGCAAAAACCGCCTAACCTCAACGGGGCATGCAAGCAAGTCAACCGTGCAAGGTTCGTTTGCGCCGTCCTTGACGGTAATGTTTACATGTGGGGTTGCCTCGGTTGTGGTTGTGGGTGTCTTGGTCGGGGTCGTTTCCTTTTCCACCGGCGGGCGTATCTCGTCCAAATTGAAGTTATAACAGTCGTGCACGCCTAACTTGCGTTCGATAACTGCATAACACTCGGGTAACGCGTTCTTTTTAAAGTCAACATAACGCGTTGTGGGTGTCTTGGTTGATACAAACAATTTGTACTTTTTGCCCTTTTTGCTTGCACTATCGTCAAAGACAAGTTTGCCGTTGTTCGCATAAATGCGTATATACTCGTCTTTTGTTATGTGAGTCCAACAAGAGTTGCGGAAAGTAATATGCACTCTTTCGTCTTGTCCTATTGAAATAGTAACGTCTTTGTTTGAGTGGTGTTTTTGTCTACTGTAAATCGATAACTGTTTCATTGTTGCAAGTCCTCCGTTAAAAGTTTCCGTATTCAATGTTGTTTGGGTTGGTTGTGCGTTCGTCTTTAATCTCAATGGTTTGTGTATTCTTGCGTGCAAGGTCTGCAAGTAAATCGCGTTCGGCCTTTACTTGTGCTAACTCGTCTTTGAGGTCTTTTTTCTCTGCAATAATGCGCGCCGCGCCAAAACATGCAGTAAAAAAACCCGTTCCAAAACCAAATAAGAAAATCAACGTTAATTTAAGAAATTCAAGCATTTAAACCTCCTTGGTTAGTCCTTGATTACCCACACTTTTGCGTATGTCGGGTTGAATTGTTTGCTCTCGCTTTCGGAGTCTGTAAAAATGTCCACGTCATTGCCGTTTATCGCGCTACCCGTGTCCGTGGCCTCGAATACAATGCCGTCATAACCCTCAATAAGTAACTTCGTCCCGAGTGGTATTACTTTGGGGTCAACCGCTACGGTGTGGCACTCGGGGTTGGTAGTAACCTTTTTACCGCTTGCCGTAATGCCTAACGTATTGCCGCATTGCTCAACGGTTGCGGCATACATGGTTAAGTAAAAAGTGCCGGCGTACTCAAGTGCAATAACCTCGGGTTGGAGTTCGTTTACTGTCTCCATAATCGCAAGTGCGTCGTCAATGTTCGCCTTTGCCGCCTCCTTTGCCGCCTTAAACTCAAACGCGGGTGTGGGGTCAAAAGGTTCGACACTTGCGGCCGCGTTCTTAACGTCCGCCATAACGCCCAAATTTAAGTTGTGCGGCGTTTTCTCGGGTTCGTCTATTGCTACCGCAAACGGTGCGGCAAAAACGATAAAAACCACGCCCACGACGGTTAAAACGGCAAGTGCGTCAAAAAACTTCTCATACATTGCCAAACACCTCCGTTAATTCGCGGTCAAGGTATGCGCATATGCGTCTCTTTTCGGTAATTCTAAAAGGGCGCACGCCTTGCAATGCTCTTTGCGCGGTCTTGGTGCTTGTCTCCATTACCGCGGCAAGTTCTGCCAAGTTTTTAAACTCCGCCGTGATTATTGGATAATTAGACATTGTGTTAATTCTCATGTGTTGTTACTCCGTTCTCAACCTTGTTTGTTGTCATTCAACAAATCATGCAAAAAAAATTGCGTCGCGTTCGTCTGCACTCGCGTCAATAAGTTCACAAATTGCGGTTACGTCCTTAACCGTCAACGCGCTCTTGCCGGTGAATTTAAGGCTAACCGCTTGACGGGTGCAACCAAGTTTGTTTGCAACGTCCACTTGTGTTAAACGCCTTTCCGCAAGTGCGCCGCGTAACTTGTCATAGTCAACCATTTGTTGATTACCTCCTTTCGTTGTTAGTTGTCATTCGACAAAAATAACTTAACATTCTCTTTTGCTCTTGTAAAGTACAATTTGCGTTTTTCAATTTACAGTTGCGTTACATGCAACAATGGACTATTATAAAAGCCTTTAAAGGAGTGTTAACAATGACAGAACAAGAAAAAGAGCGCGCACGGCGTTTTGGTGCGTATATTCGGCAATTGCGTGTTGCTCGTGGCATGACTCAACAAGAGTTAGCAACCAAATGTGGTTACGGCCACCGCGCAACAATTTCATGTGTTGAAAAGGGCAAGAGTAACATTGCATTTGACACTTTGCCGGCATTGTCTCAAGCACTCGGAGTTGCACCGCAAGACTTGTTTGAGGCGTATGCCTATGACTTACCGAGTACGGAAAACTCTAACGGGGCACTTATTGAGGGCATTAAGGGCATGTTAAACGGTCTCACCACGTCGCAATTGCAACAAGTCGCGGCAATTATAAAGGTAATGCACTCACAAAATACGGAGGGCAATACATGAGCGCACCCGTGTGGAGTGAAAAGGAGGCACGTTGGACTCTGCGCATTTATGAAAATCGCAAGTGCGTCAAAAAGTTCACGAGCACAAAAAGAGGCCGCGCCGGTCGCAACGAAGTCTTGCAAAAACGAAGTGAATACGAGGCGGGTGTTGATACGCGCGCAAGTGTGTCGTTTGAGTGGGTGCGGTTCATTAAAGACGTAAATGCGCGTTACTGCATGGAGGCACGCCGTAATATTGAGGTCGTAGGCAAAAACAACATTTTGCCCGCATGCGGCCATAAGCAAGTGAGTGCCATGACCGTAAACGAGTGGCAAACGGTCATAAACGACGCGCGAAAGAAAGACGGCACATATTACTCCAAGAGGTATTACAAGACGATACGCACAATAATAGGCTCGTTTTTGAAGTTTTGCGAAAGAGACGGCCTTACCGTGGCAAACTCCTCTTTGCTATACACACCCAAGTACGCACCGCAAAAAGAAAAAGCAATAATAACACCTTTTGTCGCTCGTCGGTTGTTCGACGATAACGAACCGTTTGCAAATGATTACTTTATACACTTTTACCGCATATTGTATTTGTGCGGTTTGAGGCCGTCGGAGGCGTGCGGCTTGCAATGGGGTGATATACAAGAGGACAAACTTATAATACGCCGTGCGGTAACGCGTACCATGCGAATAACGGACGGCAAAACGGAGGCGGCGCGGCGCATGCAGTATTTGCCCGAAATAGCATTGAAAGAATTGCACGCACAAAAAGAGTTAACTGCCTCGTTAAATTCTCCGTGGGTGTTTCCAAACTTTAGTGGTGGAGTCTTATGTCAAGACTTGCCCGCAAAACATTGGACAAAGATACGCGCCACACTCGGGTGCAATGACGTGGCGTTATATAACTTTAGACACTCATACATAACGAACCTTGCCACGGCGGGTTTGCCGTTAATCTGCCTCAAGTCCTTATGCGGGCATACTCTCGACATGCCCACACTCGAAGTGTACGGACACACAACCGACAATGAGTTAAGACTTGCACAAACAAAACTCAATGAGGTCTTTGAGGCTTTATGGTAAAATTAAAGGGTAGTCAATGCCCTTTAGTATAACAGTAGTGCAAACGGCTTTGACCCGTTAAGAGTAGGCGCGCCACCTACAAGGGCAACCAATAAAAAACGCCCCCGCTTTACTTGCGGGGGTTGTTCTTTATGTCTTGACGTATTAACTCTTTGATACGACTACCGGCACGCGGTTGGTTTAACCACTCGTCAATGTCTGTCTCTGTCTCTTTGTTTACTCTGATTTGAAAGAGGCGGCATTTTTTCGCATAATTTCGTTGTGCTCGTTTCAATGACTCATGCATGCTTTTGTGCCTCCTCAATTGCCTTGATTAACTTGTCGTAATATGCAATTTGCTCTTTGCATTGTGCCGCGTCCACTTGGTTATATTCTACGCGGGTTAACTTCTCCTCGGCCTCGCGTTTAAACTGTCTCACGGCCTCAACATTGCAGTTTTTAAGTTCTGCCTCGGGTATGTGTAAATCAAACGCCATTGTTATGTCCTCCTCAATACGGTTTGCCCATAAGGTTGCCCCAAAATACTTTGTGGTTGCCGTTTGCGTATGTAACACTCTTGACGTATGCGCAATAAGGTTGTGTGCCCTCAACACTTGGTATTGCCTCAAACGTTGCTTTGTCGTATGCCTCGGGCGCGTTGTGGGCAATTACGTCAATTGTTTTTTCAATTGCAAACTTGCTTGTGATATATGCCACGGTATAAACGAATGTCCTTTTGTTTGTCATTGTTATGCCCTCCTCTTTATCTCACGCGCAAATGAGTTGTTTTTCCAATAGGACTCTAATAACTTTCGGTTTTCGTCGTTGTCCTCCATAAACCACGCGTGCGGCATGTCGTTCACGTTACCCACGAAAATGTTGCCGCAAATGTCTTTGCCGTATGTCCACCCCTCGCGGTCTTGTCTGTAAATCTCAAACGAGTATGCTTTTGCCCCGCGCTCGTCTACGTATGATTTTGTTGCCATTGTTATGCCCTCCGTAACTCTTTGTTTGTAATTAAATTCTAATCCTACCCGCCTATATAGTCAATACTATATGCCAATTATTTTTGTGTTCAATTGTTAATTGTTTATGAACTGCCCCACGGGACGGCAAAAAGGGACGACACAAGACGAAATTGCCAAGACAAGACAAAGTAATTATGTGGACAATGTGCCCGTGCACCGTTAAAATATGGACGTTTGGAGGACATTAACAAGTCAATTGTCTTGTTAGATAATACTTTCAAGTCCTGTCAGGCGCACCACTCAAACCCCGAAAATTAAAGGCTTTCGGGGTTTTTCTATGCCTTACGGGACGACAACGGGACGACAAACGCAAAATTGCCAATAAAAAAACCCCCGCCGCGGTGGGTGGGGGTCGTTTTGTTTATGGAGTCGCGCCAAATGCAAATCAAATAATTATGGGAGAGATTAACAGACAGATAAAAGGCGCGAGACTCCGTTAAACTTTTCTCATGTATGAGAGAGACGCATAACCAAGTTTGCATGTGGTTTTCTTGGTTAATGTCGGGTCGGTATAGCACTCACAATTTTCGAGTTTGCCAAACCCGTTAACCTCCTCATAAACCGTTACCACGTCGCCGTTTGCAAGGCGGCCGATAACGTCCGCGGTTGTTGTGGGTGCTTTCCTTATGCGCAAATTAGTCTTTATGCCCGTAACTTTGTACTTTGCGCCCACAGGCGCGGGTGCGGGTGTGGGTTCGGGTGTTGGAGTCGGGGCGGGTGCGGGTGCAACCTCGTCCGCAAATCTCGGAGTAATAAAGCCGCGTATATTCTTGCCGTTTACTTTCATGGTGCGGTTTGATACGGAGTTTTTGCGGTTGCCCTCCGTAACTGTAAAAGACGTTTCGCCCGCCTTTGTTACTATGCCGGTGTGGTCGTGGCCGCTTGTATTGTCCTCGGTCGGGTGCGGGTCGTTCCATGCGTAAATAACAACGTCGCCCACAATGGGGTTATAACCGTCATTTTCTACCCAAATGCCCGCGGCTTTTGCTTTCTCAATTAGTGAGTGCTTGCCCGTACCGCAAGAGTAATCTACCGGCACGCCTACGTTGTTGTTGAGTGCGTTGTCTGTCTCTTGTGCTACCGCTCCGACAAACACGGCGCACCAAAGTGTATTTGTGTCCGCTTTGCGTCCGCGGTCGCAAGCCTTGTTGTAATCTGCAACAATTTGCTTGTGTCCCTTGCTACCCTCTTTTGTACCTACCCATGAGAGTGCTTTGTTAACAAACTCGTCTCTTTTGCTCATGTTAAACCTCCTTGTTGTTGTCTACCTCGGGCAAACCCGCGAGTGAAGTGAGTAAAGAAAGTATTGCCGCGAGTCCCGCCGCACTTGCTACCACCGGCCAATTAACGCCCTCAATTAGTGCAGTTGTGCCAATGGTCGCAATTGCAGTTTGCGCCGCGGTCTTAAGTGCTCGTATTGCGGCCGCTTTCCACCAAACAACATTTGTAATTGTGTCTTTCATTCGTCTTGCCTCCATGTTTCGGTAATGTTCAATTTTTCCACAATGCCGTCAAGGCGCTTGTGCGCGGTCTTGGTGCTTTGTTCGCACTTAATAACGCGTTCTTTTAAGTCGTCGTTAACGGTCGTTTGCGTGTCCGTAAATTTGTCAAGTTTTTTCTCAAGTTGTTCTATGCGGTAAACTGTCAAACGGTTCGAGACAAGAATACCCGCCAAAGAACCAACAAACGTTGACAACGACGCAAACAATGCGGTTATAACTTCCGCGCTCATGTCTTGCCTCCTCTTAAACCTCGGTTAACGTGTACTCAACCGTCATACTTTGCGAGGCGGTTTTAGCAACGGGTTGCGGTAAATTAAACTTGGTTGCGAGGTATAACTTACAAACCGAGATTACATTAACGTCGTTCGTTAAACCGATATGTGGCGCGCTTATGCCGTCGCTCGCAAGAATATCCGCGCGGGTTGCTTGTATAACGCCGTCGCTTACCATGTAAAATTTGTCGCCGTTGATTAAAAAAGAGCGGTGTGCAATTATGCCGCCCAAAGTGGCAAAACGTTCGTTTATGCGGTGATAACCGTTTGTGTTACTACGATAACCAAAATAAAAACCCGCGGGCGCGTCGGACATGTCCACTTGTTGAATGTCCGCGGGTTGTGCGAGGTTAACAATAAACATTGTGTTCGGGGTGTACTCCGAGTTGGTGTAACCATAAACAAACAAATGGTCATTGTAAACAATTGCTTTTGTGGGGCGTGCGTTGTAAACGGTCTCCGCATATTGTTGCCACAAATAGAACTTCCATAATTTTGCGCCGGTAACAGTAATTGCACTATGCGTTACCGTGCCCGTTGTAATGTTTATGTCGTCGCGGTATAGTGTTGTACCTCCTTGAGTGGGCACACCAAACAACATAACTTTGCTTTGTGTCGGGTCGTTGTCGTCAAAAACAAAGTAAAAATAAAAATCTCCAACATTGCTAAGGTTATAAGACTCGGACAAAGTTGCCGTTATATGTGTCTCATATGCACCAAGAGGCAAGAGTGCACCGCCTTGGAGTTTATACTTGTGGTTGTTTATCGGGTACGAATAAATATGCACCGTTGTGTTGTCGGACATATAAACGTTGTAGGCGCGTTCTCCATGTATCGCGAGTGGTGTGTGCGTGTTCTGTCCATATGAGTAAGTGCGCGAGAGTATGCCCACGTCCGCAAATGGGTTAAGACTCTTTTGCGCCTCCGACACAACGCCACAACCAAAAGAGCCTACGTCCGTATGCGTAAGTCCTAAAGAACTAATTTGCGGCGCATTGCCCGCGCTTGTACCCCACTCAAAAGTGAGTTTTGTACTATTCTCAAGCAATGTTGTGCCGTAGTCGTCGGGGTCGCCTCTTGTAATGTCGTCGCGTTGTGAGGTCAATGGAGTTTGACCCGCATGCGCCACACAAGGGTTTGAGGTTTGCGCCGGTATGCCGTAATCATTCGGGGTTGTTGTGTCCAACGTATCACGGAAAAGCAAAACACCGCCCATAAAAGTTTTGTAAAGGTCTGCAAAGGAGTTGTAGTTCACAAGTCCTCCGTAGTTGTTCCCGAAGATGTCCGAAAGGGCATTAGTGACGAGATTGTGTTTCTCGAAGACTTCCGTCTTGCCGTTGTGAACATTCTTGAGAGTCATCTTGACATCACCCTTCAAGATGGGGAAGTCTCTCCCTTTGAAGTCGAGGGACTTCAGTCTGTCAGTTACATTCATTTGTCTTTCCTCCTGTTTGAAGTTGAAATGAAGAAGCGACCCCGAAGAGTCGCTTGTAGTTGGTCGTGTGAATGATTCTGTTCAATTCCTATTTTGGTGAATTGCGTAAAAGGTATTGTAAACTTGTTATCATACCCTTGCAAATTTACCAACAGATTTTGTGTTGATAATTTTCAAAACCTCGAAAACATTTTGAAATATACCTTGAAAATTTTGAAAGTTATTTCAATTTGTTATGCGGTTAGATAACTAATTGAAAATGCACAAGCCCCGTTAGTCTGTGCCGTTGTCGGATATATTCTGATATTACCCGAATTTTGCACTTGTAGAATACCCATTAACGAACCATTTGCGCTATTTACGGCAGGGACAGATAACTGTACTACTTTCGGGGGATATGCAATAGTTGCCAAATTAGTCCAAGCATTAGCACTTCCCGAAAACCTAACCTCTGCTGTAATTGTTACTAACTTATCATTTTTTGATACTGACGAATAAGCAATTGTAACACCTTGTGCCACTTGCAAGGGTATAGCCCCGCTTGTGGCTTTTGTGTTAACCTCATTCACCGCCCCGACCAAAGAAGATTTGTCCGTGGTAGTGAGTTGCGAGAGGTCGCCTACTTCTGTGTCAAGCTCGTCAATGGCGTCTTGCGCGTTGGTTGCGGTCATGCCGCTGCCCGTGTTGTCGTAGCTGACTGAGCTGGCGGCGGGTGCTATCGCGTCAATGGCGTTTTTCACGCCCTCAGAAGTTACCGCGTAGCCAACGCCGTGCCCCGTGGTCGGGTCATTGTCAAAGATAACATTGCCGCTGTCATACTGGTTTTCAACCTCGGTTGCTACAAGCCCAGCCACTTGGGTCGCCAAGTTGTCTATTTCGCTCTGGCTTGCGATGCCGCCGTCGAGCGGGTCTTCTTCGACTTCAAGCACGAAGTTAGCCGAGCCGATAACGTCGCCAGAGTCCTCGATTTTGATTTCGCAGAGCGATGCGCCAGCGCACGCCGTCATTTGCTCGGTCGTTATGATTTCGAGAGAATTACCGCCCGCGTTGGTCAGCGTTTCGGTTACGATGTTGCCGTCGGGCTTGCGAACTGAAACGCTCACGACTTCGGCGCCAGTCAGATCATAGACCGCGCCACCATTGTAGAGCTTTACGCCCAGCGAGCGACCCTTGTCGAACTGTGACGCGTGTAAAATGGGCATCACTTTGCCCGGTACCAAATCAACGTTAATAATCTGCATGTGTTAACCCTCCAATTTTGTGAGCCTTTCTTCGAGTTCTGCTATCTTCGTCGCCTGTGCTTTGATAACGTCTTGCATGTATGGAATCATGCCAATATAATCGAGCGTCGCGGGTGTGTCCTCTGTCTCGGGTGTGACCAAGTTCGGCAAGACCTTGGCAACGTCCTCAGCTATAAAGCCGCGCTTGTCCGCGCCCTGTGTCTTCTCTTTATAGTCAAAGCTAACGGCATCAAGTTCGAGAATTTTTGCAGAGTCCTCAATTGGCTTGATATTCTCTTTAACTTTTCGGCTTGATGTCTGCGTGAGCGAAACGCAAGTCAACTGACCCGTTGAGCCGTAGCCGTATATTTTTGCCGTGCCCGCGTTGTTGTTTATCGAAAAAGAGCCGCCCGTCGATGCCGCAGACATTGACGCGCATTGTGTCCCGCTGGCGTTTCTTAATATCAGCTCGCCGTCGTCGGTTAAGTTCGCCGACAAGCTCGCGACAGATTTGTCGTTCTCGTTGTAGATGGTCAAGAGCCCGCCGTCGTTCATGGCGTTGGTGCCAAGTAAAACCGCTGTTTTGCTGTTGGTTTTATGCAACGACAACCGCCCGCCGTACTGTGATGCTTGAATCGTTGCCAAGTACGTCGTGCCCTTAAACAAAAAGAGCTCGGTTTCGCCCGTCGGCTCGATCTTAAACCATGCTTTTGTTACGCTGCTGCTGTCGATAAGTTCAAAGCCGCTCTTTGCCTTAAAGTTATTCATAACAGCCGCGCCGTTTGTCATGTTAATGGTCGAGTTGCCTTGCTGATCTGACAGCACGCCCGCCTTGATTAAGTTGGCGCTGAGCGTTCCCGTTGTGATAAAGTCCGCAACGATTTCGCCGTCGGCGGTCATAGCCAAGCCATAAGAACCAGCGTAACCCGTTGAACTATACCCCAAGCCGCTTTTATTCCAACGCCATACTTTTGTTGCTGTCGCTATGTCTGGCGTGTTCATAATAAGAATTTCGTCGGGCTCGCCATCGTTGTCAGAATCATGCAGAACAACATACCCGCCCGAGTTGCCCGTTATCAAGCTCGTGGCGCGGTTTACGGCGTTGACCATGGCGTCAGTTGTTACGGCTTGCGCCGCCTCTTTCTGCGCGGTCGCTATGGTGTCAGTGATGTCGGCACGAACGTCGCCGAATGTTGCCGCCTTGTAGCGGTCGCGTAGTCCGTCCCAAGTTACTGCCACGCACCGCGTTGTTGCCGTGATGCCAAGCGCCTCGAAATAGATTTTGACAGTGTCGCCAAGCTCCACGCGGTCGGCGCCCGTGCCCTCCTGTGCTATGTTGAGCGTGATGGAGTTTATAGCCCTGTAAAGAATGTGCTCCGACATGTATTTCGCAGTGAGTACGTTAATCTGCGCAGCTATCGGCGTGGCGCTCTGCGTGTCGATCTTGCCAGAGAAGTCGACAACGACGTCACGCGGGTAGCTAAGTTGTAACCCCGTCGGCATCTTCGTGCCGAGCGTGACCGCACCCGTCTGCGTGTCCTTGTAATAGCCTTGCACGCTGGTCGCTAAGTTCTCCATGTTGATGCTCTGCGACAGCTCCGTCAAGTTCTTGCCGTAGCGAATAGTGACGCCCCTGTCGGCGCCCCTCGTTGCGAGCAACCTACATGTAAAGTTATCGAAGTGCCACTCACCGCCGTAGACGTCTATCAAGCTGCCAGCCTTGCCGCCAAACCACGACCGCACGCTTGACGGCTCTGTTATTTTGAACGATGCCGCCGTGCTCTTGTTGGTCGAGATAGTCCAACCCGTTGCTTGGCTCTGCAAGAGAGCACAAGCCGCCGCCACGTTCGCCGCGGTGCCGCTTGTTATTACTTTGCCGCTGAGATAGTACGAAATGTGGCGAGCGTTGCATGTGAAACTGCCGTTGATGGTCTTGCCCACGCGGTAAATAAAAAACAGTTGCGGGTCGTCCGTGTAATTGGCTTTTGCCTTTATGATCGCGCCGACTGTCAAATCTTCGGCGTGTATTCCTGTCGCTGGGTATGTCATGACGAGCTCATAAGAGCCGTTTTTCTTCTCGGTTACTTCATACCCGAGACAGTCGGACAGAGCGCCGCGCCCGTAGTTGGTCGGCACTGTGCCCACTGTGATAGAGTCATATAAAATAGGAATCATATAAACCCCTTAAATAGTAAAGTAGCGCGGTGTTAGTGTTGCCAGAGTCGCCCCCGTGATGCTGATGGAGTTATCACCGGGCACAAGCTTGGCAAACTCGCCTGTTATGTTGCTGTTTTTGTTCTCATATGGCTCGCGGTACGCGTTGAGCGCATCGCAGTCAATATTGATGTAGTCCGTTACATTGGCGGTCATTACGCGCCCGCTTATCACGATGTTAACCGAGCCACTTGCCTCAATGTGCAAAAGTGGCTTTGCATCGAATCGGGTCGGGTTGTAGATCGTCAGCGGTGCCGTTACGTCAACAGACTGCTCGCCAGACTTCAAAAACCGCTCGGGGCGGCATGTGAATGTCAAAGTAGTCTCGCCGTACTGCATGAGCTTGTTGGTAAAGGTCGGCGAGCCCGAAAAGTACGCCAGCCTAAACACGTCGGGCTCGAAGTTGTCTTCAAGCCTCTGATAGCCTTTTTTTGACATTAACCAAGCGCTAACGGCATCA